TCAATGTCATCTGTTAAATTAGACTCACAAGTTTGAGATGATTGCCTTCTCTGTGAATTTTCCGTAATAAGTCTCCGATATTGCGTATTTAAAAAACCAAGTTGAGAAATTTCATCAGCAAAATCAGTATTTACCCATTGATAATCATTGGTCACCGCCAGAAGTCTTGTATCAAGAATATTTTGATATGATCCCTTTGATCCGCGATATGAAACCTTTACATCAACAGTTCCACCTATTTCACAAGCCTCAACTTCACCATATGAAAACTGCTTTAAATCTACCGCATCACCAAGCAATCCGGTTTCCATCTGACAATAAATGCGATTGGCTTTTTCTGTAACATTTCCATCAATATCAATGTCAAAATATGTATCAACACGATTTGGCATGAATGACTCCCAAAGGTGATTGTATGAACCATCATTTGTTGCCGCATAGTCAACCGAAAAGTGGAAACAACGAGGAGTGCCATCTACAACGCCAGAAAGCCACTCTACAGGTCTTGTTCCAGTCCACACACCACACCACGCAGGAAACCTTTGTTGTGACCACTCCGAGGCAGCGGCATAATCCATAACCATCGTTGCAGAATTGCATGGCTCCAAATATGGAATTGAATACAGCAAGTAATTTTCAAATGTCATTGCACATATATTGGATGTATCTCCGGCCATGTATGCTTTCACTCTCGCCATCTCAACATCTCGATATAACGCTTGAGAAGTAATATATGCAGATGCCGCAATATCGGCAGCAATAAGACCCCCTTGAGAATACCACCACATTTGTCCAGCTTGAAAAGTTATTGATTTTCCAGCAACGCAACCAATCGTTGGATATAGTGTAGTTTGAAAGTTTGCTGTGCTTGCCCACAAGGTTCTATCATAAATTCCACTTGAAAGGGAATAAGTGGAACGATCTGTAAACACAATGAGCTTTGTTTCGTTGTTTTGACCAATGTAATTAGTCATTCCTGTAACAACGCGAGCAAACGAAAAATCACCTCGTCCAGCACCAGTTGTGCGTTCTGTAAACGATGTTGGATCACCAATGTCAGATGCAAGAACAATGTTTTTTGCTGCTACCCAAAGTCGATTCCCGCTAAATGCCATCCAATATCCAATCGGAATAGAATTTGTTTGAACTCCAGTTTTATTTGATCCATCCCAATACGCAGGAGAAGAAACACCATCTTGAATAACAACAATTCTATGAGATGGAGTTACTGTTATATCCCCACCAGTTGATACTTGTGCTGTTTGCGTTGCCAAAGTAAAAACAAACTGGTCAACAGATGGGTCGAGTTTAATGTTTTTTAACCTATAGTCTTCCCAGTTTTTTGGTTGGCGCAATGGGAATGGTGAATAGTAAACGCTTCCGTTGACTGCGAACACTACATATGGCAATTCGTCGGCTACAACACTTGTCCCATCTGGATTGAAAATTTGAGCAGGGATTATTTTTGTAACTCCATTCTGAATGATAGTATCGGATGCGTTTGCTTGTTTGTTTGAAGCAAAGAAAATACCTCCTTGGAAGTTTCCCGGAGGCAATGAGAGTCGCATTGCATTGCCGGGTCTTGTTTGAACAACTCCACCACGAACTCCAACATTTACTCCCCATTTAATTTGATTGTCTGGCAATGCCCAAGGATTGCGAACAGAGTTTACACCAAGCATCCATCCAGATGCAGTTTTACTTTCTCTGCCAGAGGTTATCTGTGCGCTTTTCATTAAAACATTACAGGGTCTGTAGTATCGCCATATGTGATTCCATTTACCTGCGGCGTTACCATAGCATGACCATCAATACTTTCCTGTTGGTTCTTTAGATAAGCAAATGCAATCTGCCAGTAGCGAGCAGATTGATCAGCAAAATCTTTGTCTTCCAAATCAACAGCATGAACAGCAGTAATAATTGCTCGTTCTTGTTCAAGCGGAACAAAATCGTAGATGCTGGTAATGCTTGGTGTTTGGATTCGATACGAAATCCTTGCCCATGCACAAGGTTTGCCAATGCGAATCCTGCGGTATTGAGGATTAACTTCAGATGGATGATATTGACCAATTAGCGTCATGTCATTGCTGCGCCCGTAATCATAAGCGTAAAGCGAAACATAACCTTCTGTGATTGGTTTATCAATTTGAACAACAGACTTAACAAATACTGGTGATGTTACAGAGTCAACAAAAAATGTAGAAGTAACCAATTCTCCAGTTGTTGTATATGACTGACGGCCTATTGTGGAAATAGTATTTTTTGCGTTATTTTTAGTATCGTAAAGCTCAAATGAATTTGTATCTATTCTGCGAGCATAATATGTAGTTCCAGATGTCAATCCAGTCGGCAATACATCCCCCTCTTTTGCGCGAGGAACAACAGCATCTCCAGTATTAAATTGAGATTGATTAGCGTCAATTTCTGTAGATGGTAAAACAGAAAAATTGCGAATAATATCAAGGCTTAATTGACCATTTCCGGGTGTTGATAAAATTTGCAATACACCTGCTAAATAAACATTAAATGAATTACCTAAAAGTTTAATTGTATAATCAACTCCAGAAACAAGAGGTAATGGAAGTATGTTTGTTGAAGAGAAGCGAACAATTTCGTTTTCTTGCAAATATTCTATTGTGCTTGGAACAATTAAATTTCCATAAGGAAGAGACTGAAATGACTTACGCAAGGCATAGTATGACTGACCAGAGCCAAATGAATTTACAATAACAAGACCAGTTGTTCCTCCTGCATTGGCATTTACAAGCGTATTGTAAATTTTACCTGTAGTGTTGTTGATCTTGTTTAGGTAAAATGGGGTTACTCCATTATCAATTGGAGGATTTGTATTGGGAAGTAAATAATCCGTTCCCCAGTAAATTGCTTGACCAGTTACAAGGTTGGAAAAATCTCCAGCCCAATTATTATTAAATGTAACGCTAAATGGACGGGAAAGTGAAACATACAATGTTCCAGTTCCAGATGATGTTATATTTACATCGCTGAAGTCGGTATTTTTAACAGTAAAATTTCCAGTTGATGTATTTAGCGGTATTTCTGCTCGATATGCTGTTCCTGCAACTAATGGTGCTGGCAATGTGCCTGTTGATGTAAACGCAACAAATACGCCAGTAGATGGGGTAATAGTAACAGTTGGGTTGGTGGTATATCCTGTTCCTGCAGTAACAATATTTAGTGCTGTAACATCTCCAGAAACGCAAGTAATTGTTCCTGTAGCTGGAGTTGCAGTTCCAGATGCAATTGCATATTGGAATGTTGTTCCTGTAGCATCTGGAACGCTTGATGTAATAGTTCCTGTAGCCGGGGTTGTTAGCGTTGAAGCTACAGTATATGTAAATTCATTAGGATTGGAAAAAACAGTAACAACAACATTCCCATTGTATCCAGCAGGGTTTGCTCCAGCAATAGTCACAACATCTCCAGTTGAATAGTTGTGAGGAGTTGGAGTTACTGCTGTAGCAATAGCTCCAACCCTTGAAATTGTAACTCCGCTTATTGTTGTTAATGGAACTGATGTAATAACTTTTGGCCCATTGTATGCGTTTGGAGTAGCTCCAGAAACAGTTACTGATTGACCAATGCTATATCCGTGTGGAATTGATGTTGTTGCGGTTGCAATAGAACCAGAAGTGGTTAGAGAGCTAACACTCAATACCGCATTATTAATAGTTGCTGTTGCAGTTGCTCCAGTCCCGCCTCCTCCAGTAATTTTAACTTGAGGAGGATCAGTATAATTTAATCCTCCAGATATTTTTTTGAAACTTGAAACAAATGATGTCTGAACTCTTGCTGTTGCTGTTGCTTGAGTTCCGCCTCCCCCCGGTGCGCCAATTGTAATTGCAGGCGGATCAGTATATCCAAGTCCTCCGCTTGTGATAACAATTTGGTTTACTGCGCCAGATACAAGAATTGCATATCCAGTTGCAACAGCCGTTTGAATTGTGCTTCCAGCAGGTTGAGAAGGTGGATCAGAAAAAGTTACAGTTGGAGTAGAGGCATATCCAGAACCTCCAGCAGTAACAGTAACAGAAACAACCGAACCAACAGTTACTGCTTGAAATTGCGCTCCAGAACCAGATGGAGTTGCAATATTTAAAGTTGGAGCAGTAATCTGTGAAGTTGTGCCAATCGTTGCTGTTGATGCAATTAATTTTACAATTGAATTTGTTCCGCTTCCAGAATCTTTAAGAATAATAGGATTTACAAGATTTGTTGGATCGGACGCAATTGCATCAGCGTAACTTATGTGGAGAGAAATTGTAAATTGATTAATTACATTCACATAGTAATTTTGATTTGCAATCAAAGGTTGGGGCAAATTACCAGATGCTGTAAATGCTTGGACTTGATCTCCGTCACTATAGTAATGACGAACAGGAAATGTTAAAGTTGTTTGAGGGTCAACCTTCTTACGAATATCAACATTTAAAGATGCTGTTGATCCAGTTGTATAAATAGGATTAATGTTCTTTTTAGCATCATCATCACTTGCAAATATAGTTAGACTTGTTGAATCAATTGCATTTGCATAATATGTATTTTCAGAACTAATTGGAGAAGGAAGCGATTGACCAGATGGAAATGTAATTTGATTTCCTGTATCAAGAGTGAATGCAACAGGAGAAGATAATCTCAATGAAGTTACAACTTGAGACTCCCTACTATCTTTGAAAGTTAAATTTCCAGCACCAACTATGCTTTGCAAATTTACTGGATATTGTAATGCTTGAGCATTAAGCGGATCATTAAATAGTTTGACTGTATATGCGTCAATTACTCCAATATAGTATGTTTGACCATTCTCCAGTGCTACTGGAATTGTTCCAGAAGAAACTGTAACGCTCATCCCTTGTCCAGATGCCAACCCATGAGCAGAAGACGATTTAAACAAGTTTATCGGCGTTATTGCAACACTACGAGTCTTTATTGTTGCGTCATCTGGCGCGATTGTTCCATATGCAAAATCACTTTGTGAATGGATTGGAACAAGAAGACCATCTACACCAGTTCCATTTGAAAGCTGCGAACGAATTGTGCGGTTGTTTTCATCAGTTCCAAGAACGCGAATTATCTTTCCAACATCATTCTCTAATTCAGCTACCGCAACAAGCTGCGAGGGCTGAATAATGTCCATTAGTGTTGCAACATAACCCCTATCATCCCATGCCCAATCGACGGAATTAAACATCCCGCCCTTGTTGACATGGTATTGGAAAAGGCGATTGCGAAAGTATGCAGGACTTCCATCAATGTTGACTGCAAGAGGAACATCAATATTACGAGGAAGCGTAATAGAGCAGCGATCCCAACCTGTGCATACATCAACATCAGCAACTGAATGAGTCCAATGACCGGACTCCATCAGCGTTGCTACCGCTTGTTGGATTTTACGGAATATCTTTTTATCGTCAGTAGTCCCTAAAATCTCGGCACACTCATCGTAAATCTGCGATACAAACATGGCGCGACATTATCGCATCGAACCTTCTTGTGCAAGAGATTTAAGAAACTCTTCGTCTGAAGCAGATGCCGTGACTTCTGGAGCCATTGCCTCGGCGGCAGGAGCAGAAGAACCGCTTTTTTGAGCGTCAACTTCTGCCTTCAAAGTTTCAAGTCCAGACTGAAGCTGACTAACAAGCATATAGATAGAATCAAACGCATCGGATGGCATTTGAACCATAACCTTTCCAGTAGCAGGAGCAGCCATGTCTTTAGTTGGTGCGGCCATTTCCCCCGGCATCGCTTCTGGTGTTGGAGTTGAAGCCTCGGTTGGAGGCATTGTTTTGTCTTGTGCCATAAAATTAATCTTCGTATTCTTCTTCGGTTTCTTTGGATTTGCCTTCAGCAGCCTTCAAGCCAATTTCAATGGCATCTTCATCGTCCTCTTCTTTTATTTTGCTTTCTGGCATTTCTTCACAACATTCTGGTTTGATACCGCAAATCTGAAGCTCAACAGAATGACGCTTTTCAGTTTTACCATTGCGAGTAATATCTTCAGTGCGTTCCATTACTTTTTTGTAATGAATAACTGCCATACCTTCTTTACCAAGCTTTTCAAGACCTTTTACATTATCAAAATAAAGAGAAGGATAATGATATTTTGGCGATTCAGATGGTTCTTCGGAATCCATCGAAATTGTCATTCCTCCAGATTTTATTTCTTCTCCAAGATCAATAAAATCGGATTTGAGTTTAGTTTTTTCTTTTGTGTATGGCATGATTTTTTATTTAATTAAATGGCCCATTTTTTCCTAAAATAATTTGATAATCCTTGGTATTCTCTTTGAGTAAAATTGTAATTTCTTAAATAAACAGCAACATCGCAAATCGTGCAATCACAAAATAAATCTGGAGTATATGATGAGGTTGTTAACCTTGATCCTAAATTAAATGATTGATTGGTTGCTGCTCCCGGCGAACCATTATCACTCATTCCTGTCCTTGTAGCCAAAAGTGAATCATTAACATATACATTCCCATCAAATGACCTAACTTGTGTTCTTGGGAATGTAAATACAGCATACTGGTAAGCTGTTGAATTAAAATTAGGTATTCCATACTCCCAAAGTCCATTTGTATATATTTGGGTCATAAATGTCCCAGTAGTTCCCCCATATGGAGTCATATCCCACCTTCTAATATGCCATGATCCGGGTTGACCAGATTGAGTCCCCCCATTTTTACTAATAATATTTATAAAATTTGTTCCAGAATATGTTTGGAACTTAAAAACCATAAAAACAAACAATTGATTGCTTAATAGATTACCAGCATTATTTGTTGTATCTCTAATGTGTTGAGATACTCCATTGAATGTTACTCCATTTTTTGCATTCAATGCAGATGTTGTTAATGTTGGTCTTGATCCAGAAGTAGCTTGAGTTAAATGCCAACCATTACCACTTTGGTCTTCCCATCTTGCTATTTGTGATCCATTAGTTGTAACAGGATTCCCACCTGTGGTTGAGTCAAACAACCCTTGAGTTGCATCAAACCAAACATTTAATCCATTAATTGATTTTGGACTAACGATTGACTTGCTTGGGAGTAATATTAGCATTTTTATTGATTTTGCTCAATAGTATAAGCAAACCATGTTGTCCCACCATCATATGTTAAAAATGAAAATGTATCAAATTTTCCATTCAAACAGGTTAATGTTGGTGGAACACCAGCGGCCCATTTAAACGATGCGGGCCATGCAATTGTAAAAACAGTATTAGAACTAAATGCAACTTGGAAAACTATTGAAGCAAGATTTGGAGATGCTGGAGTATTTGATAAGTTGAAGGTTGAAATACTTGCGCTTAATGTAGTAGTAAAAAAATTAGCTAAACTCAAATCAAGAGTAATTGTTCCGCTTGATATTGTAGAATTTTGTCGAGTTCCAGTAATTGTTTTATAAGAAACATTTCCAGTAAATGTTTTAGACGCAGTTATTGTTTGAGCCGTGTCAGTTGTGACTGTATTTGCTGCGGCTACACCAGTAGCACCAGTTGC